GACGTAGACTATTTATCAAAAAATCAAACTGAAGTTTCTTATCCAGATGGTGTAACTGGTTAATCTCATTCACTAGCATGATTGTGTCTTGAAATGGTGCAACACACTTATTTACGATGAATGGTGGATATTTCTTCTCCCATGTCTCATCCTCATCATCCATAAGCTTTTCTTTGGTAGAGTTTACCGCATTGAGATAGTCCTTTAGTTCATACATATCACACCTTCCACGGTAAATCTGTCTCTGATGCAAAATCAGTGAGGTCGAACACTGGTTGTGCAAGTGTGTCTTGATTAGAGTCTGCAAGACCTTGTTGTTGTGCATCCTCTACATCATACAACTTCATCTTCGCTCTGTCAATACCAATAACGAATCTTTTATTGGTGGTAGGGTCATTGTATCGGTTCTTGAGTTGCTTCACCGCAATCTGGTTCAGTTCATCAAGTTCCTCATTACTAATGAGCGCAAACATGAGGTCAGCCGTAGCAGGCAGACCAAAAGATTCTGACGTATCTTCCAAGCCCACATCACTATTGGAGAACCCGCTCCTTGTGGTCTGTGTAGCCGACATAATCGGGACGTTTGTTTCAACTGCGAGTCCCCTAAGTTCTTCAGCAATTGCCTTGATATACATGTAACTGTTGACATTTCCATTCGCCTTAAATCGTGATGATGCACATATGTTTAGATAGTCAATGAAGATGATATCTGGTTTGAATGACCTCTTGATAGCAAGTTCTTTGATCAGTCCTCTAAAGTGGTTACTATGTGCTGATGCAGTAGGATATTCCTTGATGATAAGCTGCCCAGTTGTTTTCTGTGTAATGGCGTTCATCTTATCATCATACATCTGCTTGGGTAACTCATGCAGATCATCTATAGAGATATTCATGAGGTTTGCATCAATACGTTCAGCTATACGCTCTTCAGCCATCTCCAGAGTGATGTATAGAACACTTCTGTTCTGACTTAGACAGTTTGCTGCCATATGACACATGAACAGCGACTTACCTACACCAGTACCAGCAAGGGCAATGTTCAGTGTCTTCTGTGGTAATCCACCCTTGGTGATACGATTGAAGAAGTCCAGATCAAACGGTATCTTATCCTCTACCTTATGATAAAACTCAAAGCGGGAATCTGCATCGCATAGGTAATCATGACCAACACGGTTATCAAAACCAACAGCCAAGGCTTCTGTAAGAATACTTGGCAGAGCATCGACACCTCGTTCTTTATCCGTTCCATCAATAATTTTAATCCCATCCACAATTGCATTATATACCGCCTTATCCTTGCAAAAATCCTCTGTTGTCTCCACTAACCAATCAAAGTTCGCATTGTCATCTTCTTCAAGCTCCTTAACTACTGACAACACCCGTTTATAATCATTCTCATTCAAGTCATTACGACTGTCCAGTTCCACCTCTAGAGCGTTCTGGTTTGGTAGGTCGTTGTATTTATCTACGAACTTCTGTACCTCTTCAAAGACAGTTCGTTCTATCCTATCAGAGAAATAGTCGCCCTTGATGAAGGGCAGCACCTTTCTTGTGTATTGTTCATTATATATCAAATTTGTCAAAATCGTTTGTTCAATCGTTGTCATTTATTCTCCGCTCTGTTTTCTCATAATATTCATCATTTGGTTCACAGGATAGACATACTCTATTTGTGTTTAATGATGCAACATATGTTGTACCACTGCCACCATATGGATCAACTACAACATCTCCTTCGTTGGAATGTTTCTTTATCAATTCTTCAAATAATGGAAGAGACTTCTGTGTTGGATGAAATCTATCCTTACCACCATATATGGGATACTCATACACACCCTTATCGTACTTGCTGTTGAAGGTTGCCTTGCCACCCTTCACACATGATATAGCAATCTCCCTTGCATTGGATAGATACGTTGCCTTACTGTTGATGGGCACAGGGTTTGTTTTCAACCACTCTATGAGTCGATGTTTAGAGAATTTAGAAAGTGCATTTGTTAGTGTCTCTATCTTCCACAGATCAAAGAATATAATACAAGAACCACCGGGACGCAGTATACGATAAAACTCATCTATCGCAAGTTGTAGATCATCTATGGTATAGTCTTTGTCCCATTGTCCATAGTCAGTTGCAGTGGCATATTTACGACCATATTTTACCTCACCAACAAACCCCTTACCTTCAGCCCAAGGTCCGGGCTTACGTTGCTTTGATATTGATACTTGATTGTAACCTTTATCACCGGGTTTTCTTTCACTATGAGATTGCATACCACTTTTTCTAGAAATAAGGTAGGGTGGATCAGTAAGCACCAAATCCACACTACCCTTCTCTATAGAACGAAGCAACTCTAAGTCTGTTGAGTTATCGAACCTAGACTGCATTACTTGTACCGCAGAAATACTGTGCGAATGTGCAACGGTTTTATGGTTTCTACAAGTTCACCACTTTCGTCCTCTTCCTCTAAACGAGTCAGAAAAGTCGATGCATAATTAGCATATTTGTCTTTGATTCTTTTCTTGATATCCGTATTGATATAATCATTGACCTGACCCGTTGTGGAACAATAGAATATAATAAGTGCTTTATTCGTTTTTTCCGACATACAGTTATTGAATATTGCAGATGTTCCTGTATCCATCCATGATGCTAAAGTTCTTGGAATTGGAATTGCATAATCAGCATAATCCAAAGTGTCTTTGAAATTTTGTCTTTGAGCCTCTAATTCTGCATCTGTCCATTCCTTATCGGGTTTACCTCGATTACCAACTGTTTCATGATTAGAAATCCACTGACCTACTGTTGCCTCAGAAACCTGTGGGAACATAGCGACTATTTGTTTCTTTTCATCATTACTGATGGGTTCAAGTCCAGCTTCAATGTTTTCGTCCATCAGTTGATACAAGTAAAGTTTTACACTATCGTTTTCAGTAGCCTCTTGTTCTATGTCTACCGTGTTTAAAAGATCACCAAGTAGAATAGCGTTAGACAATTTACCTTCCAATTGAGTTTCAAAATTGACAATGTGTACGTCCATTGTATCAATTCCCATATTGATCGCCATCTCACTGGTATGATTACCATTCAACAATTTATAGGTATTCGTATCTGGATAGTAAATAACCGTGAGTGGTTTCATTCCACTTGTATCACCAGACGCAAGCATTTTATTGACTGCACGTTCAATCCGCTTTGTGTTTCTATCTCTCGGTCTTACTTGAACCCTTGTTTCAGATTTAGGTGCATAATTATCACCCTTGCCAATCTGATTAAAGAATTGTGTAATGTCCATTTTTTCTTTTGGATACTCATCATTCTTGATACTGTTCACAATGTCCTGCACCATTCCTGATACAGTACGAACCGTTCCTGTTTTAATAGGAACCACTTGTAAATTAACACTCATATTATTTGTTCTCCATCTCTCTTGTTTTCTCACTATGCACAGTATCGCATTATTTGGTAGGTTTGTCAAGTGTTATTTTCAATTATGTCGCACTTTCATATGAGCGTTGAAGCTCATACTCCTTCTCTCGCCCTTACTGTAGAAAGGATAGACAAAATGTTTTAGGTATGATGGAAACACTAGCAGCTTCCCAACTTCTGGCTTGAACTTTAGATAGTTAGTCCTCATATCCTGTGTCTCACCATACATGAACTCAATGAGCCCATTAGTAGGATAGTGGTCTTCAAGCTCTTTGTCAAGCTCCTCTTGCATCTTTGGTGGTATCTTCAGATAGATTACAGCAGAGAAGTCACCACTATGATGATGGTATGGATTGTACTCTCCAGCGTACTGACTGACAATCCAACTATGCGTCAAATGAATATTATCAAGTGTGGGTTTTACACCATCACCAGCAATCTCAATCCACTTGTATGACCTATTCTTTGATATGATGTACTCTAGATAATCTAAACACACTTGTCGCATGACTTTGAATAGAAAGTCCCTGTCATTACTATTTGATACAGGTATTTGAACCTCTTTGCTCACCTTACCAACGAGCTTATGTGACCAATCCCATTTGGCACTCTTCTGGTCATCACTCAAAACAGAATCACCAGCATCATTCACAATGTCTATAAATCTTTTGGGAACCGTAGATTCCATTATGGTAGGACTAAATGCCTCTAAAAATCTAGATTGCGTCTTCTTCCTCTTCATCATTCAAATCCTCTGATGTTTGAGTGTCAATAATATGTACGAGAATATCTCCTATGAGATTGAAGAAGCTCTTATCAAACTTCTCCTTTTGCAACCCATAATTATCTATTATATCAAACTCAAACTTAAAAGGCAAGTTCCCTTCTTCATTAAATTTGTCTGGAATTGACACTGCACCATACTTGTATATAACACCATCAAATGGGCCCCCGTTAGTTATGCAAACACAAGCCATGTCTTCATTGTCTTTATTTACAACGAATTTATAGTTATCCTTCATTGACCATCTCCATCAGATGATTGACTTTCTCACTATTAGGAAACTTTTCATGAAGTTTATAGACTAGATCAATAGCTTCTTTCTTTCGATTTGCACCCCAAAATCTATATATACCTTCAACATCCCATTGACTTGGCTCACTAAGTGCTTCTGGACTCATGTAATGAAGATAGCTTTGCAATAGATATTTGGGTTTCTTAATGGGTTTATTACCACGATGCAACCAAGGCCACATTGGGGGGAAGAGTAATGCTGAACCAGCGACACAATCAATTTTTTCATCAACAAACTCTGTGCTACCAGCTTCATTATCATCTAGATATACAAAGAATGCTAGAAATCTAGCATTGGATTGGCCATCACTAACATCAACGTGCCAATCAAACATATCAACGTCATTGTCAAGATACCTTTTAATTTTGATACCTTCCATACCATATTTTTCTGGCCACAACGCACTCATATTTTTGTTGTGACCAGAATTAACACTACGAATATTCAAATCTTGCTTATATTTTTCTATGATATTTTGAAATGAGTTAAGACAGGCACCAAATTCATCTTTAAAGATGTTCATGTTTTCACGAAATATTATTTCTGTGAATTGCCTGCTTTTACTTGGCATGGTTGATAGTTGATTACTTTCGCACTCATTAAACTTTCTGATTAAAGTTCCACATAATTCCTTATCCAATACATCGTAATATTGGCGTATATAATTCTCCATAATATAAACTCCACAATTAATTGTCGTAAGAAACTTGCTTCTTAGTTATCTTAAAATATACCTCTTCTGGATTGTTGTCATTCCACTCATTCGCAGAAACATACTCATAGATGTAATCTTCACTATTGTCGTGAACTTCATCAAATTTAGCTACAAATTCATCTCTGGTGCATATCTTTCTATGCGCTATTGCCCAGAGCCTGTTCCAATTTGGTTCCATTTCCTGTTCCTTTACCTGTCGTATATTCCTTTTTTAAAGGTTTCCATATCTACATACGATGGGATGTATTGATAGGGTTTATATTTTTTTTCTAATAGATACTCTAAATAAGCAATTCTTTTTTCTATTGCACCTATTTGATGAGACTTGTACATAGAATCACCAATTC